AATGCACGAATCTCGCGAACGAGGTCCGCATCTTCTTTGGTTTCGTCCAGCATTTCGGTAAGTCTCGTTAAGGATGATGTCTGATCTCTTAAAGAAGCTTCAAGTTCAGTGTACTGTTCCTGAAGTTCTCGTTTAGAATCATTAACTTCCTTAAAACGTGAATAAGGTACCGTATTTGGTCCCTTTTTACCCTCTTTTGTGGTTTCGTATGTCTCTGTTCCAGTTTCAGTAGATGGCGATTCTACTGTTTCAACATCCCCAGCGATTGCTTGCTCTAGTTTTGCTGAAATATCTGCGCCTGTTTCATTATCCATCTTTTTGTCCTCCCTTCGGCTGATGATTGCCGGATATGAATAACACTTTACATGGAGAAGCGAGCCAAAACGCACGTAACTACGGAAGGTTATTCTTCGCTTCTATTTAATTATCTGCTTTAAATTAGTATTTGTCAAGGATTATAATTAAAAAAACCCCGGAACCGTGGGAGGGGGAAAACGGTTCCGGGGCTGCCCGGGATGGGCAAACAGTATTTATTCTAAATTAATCTAAGTAACCTAGCTCTTCAAGTTGTTTTCTCTGGCCTTCGTTAAGAATACCCCGAGGTAACTTATGCTTGGGTTTTTTATCAATTGTAAAGAATTTTTTAATAACTTCAGGGAGACTAAAAGGGGGTTTGGGCTCAACCGGCTTCTTTGGAGTAATTTTAACTTCTGGCATTAGTTTTTTTTATTTCTTTCTAAAATGGTGGTTCTTGCTTTAGGGGGTGGGATATGAATAGGAGTAGGTTTTTTACCTGAAAATATTCCAGTCTCATAAATCTTACTTAACAACTCCTTAACCTTTTTGTTTCTTTTTTTCATTTGTTCAATTATAGTAGACATTTAATACCCTTCTTTTTCTAATTGCTCAAGTTGCGGCCGTGCATTCTTATTTACAATGCTTTCTTTTCTTTTTAAGAGAGGCTTCTTCTTGGGAATCTTCGGAGCAGACTTTTCCATATCTGGATATTTTTTACTAAAAGTAGTTAATCTTTTACTAATTCTATCTAGCTTTTCCCTAAGCATCTTCTTTTCTTCCAAAGTCATAGGCTTATATTCAGGCATTAAATTATCTCCTTGCGTCCACCCAAGCGGCCTCGGGCAACTTTATTTTTCATTTTATCTATAGGACTACCAGGACCAGTTATGGGGTTATCTGCCCCACCGGGAGCTATTTCATTGTTAGATTTTCGCTGTTGTAGAGCAATATCTGGTAATTGAGGTAGAGGTGGGACTGTCCCAAACCCCGGCCGACGGAAAGGAACCTTTTTAATAGGTTTCTTTAAAATTCCTAATTTATCATTCATCCCCAGAATACCGGATGCTGGGGGATCTACGGGTGATTGTTCAGCCATTATGTAGAACCTCCGGGTAGTAGACCCTTCTTTTTATAATCTTCTCTAGTTTTTTTAGACTTCCGCATTTGTGATTGAAAGTCTTTAAATTCACTGAAGAGGCCAATACCGCCTAAACCTTTTAGACCCTTACCAACTCTAGAGGCTGCACGAGAAAGACCTCTAGCATATCTTGTGTATTGGGGGGTTCTATTGCTTTCGGGTCTAGCTGATTGTTTAACCGATGCGTTATGCCTCTTCTCCGCTCTATCTCTAGCTCTTTGGAATCTTTCAAGTTTAGGATCTGGTTCTGCGGTAACCTGCACAGTTTTAGAAGCTGGAATATCTCTTTGATGTTCCCTATGAAATTTATCCACTCGCGCTCTAGAAGCTTTATCTTGATTAAATCTTCTTTTATAACGACGTTCTCTATTTGCTTCAGCAACATTTTCTGGTTCTGATCTTCTTAATCGAGATAGTGCCGAAGCACCCCCAGCATTAATTTTATCTGGGTTGTATATTGGGAGCTTGGGGTTAGCTTTAGCTAAAGCCTCTCCTGCTTTTTTAAGTGTTTCTGGCTTATAGGGCATTATTTCTTCCTATCTTTTCGAGAGTCAAAAAATGGGCTTTTACCTTCCTTAATTCTCTTCTTTGCATGAGCAGCAGCCTTACTCACAACAGATTTCGGTAACTTTTTTCTATTTGGGATTACATCTTTTAATATAATCGTGCGCTCAGCTTTATTTAATGTAGGAACAAGAGTTGGAATATCCATTTCTTTTCCATTAATAGGAACACCCACAGAGTATTCAGTAGCTACTCCACCACCATGAACTTTTTTAGGGCCTAAGAACCCTCGATCTTTCTTGCTTCCATCTGGGCGTAATTGTTCTGGCTTGACTCTTCTACGGGTTTTCTTTTCAAAGATTCCCCACATTTAAAATATCTGTGTTCCGGGGCGCTTATTTTTAGAAGAAATTCTAGACTTTCTTTCAGAATCTCCTTGTCTACGGGTTTTTATTTCGTTTAGTTTTTCACGCGCTTTAGTATTACGAACTTTACTTAAAGCTTTTGAAAAGACACCTTGAGACGGTTTTCCACCTGCTTTTTCAACTCTTTCATCACGAGATTTTATTCTTTCTTGATATCCCTTTTCGCGATTTTTAATGTGTATCCGACGGTATTCTTTGTTTCTAGCCTCGGACCCTGGAACATTAATTTTACCGCGGGCATATTTCTGTTGTCCTTTTGTATCAAAGACCCTTAACATTATATAAGACCACTTGTTGTTGTTATTGTGCCCTTCTTACGGCGTTCATCACGTCTAGCTTTTGCAGCTCGCATCTCATCTTGAAATGCCTTCCACATGAAAAATGTACCAATTCCGCTCGCGATATTTCCACCACCGCGGATTTTCCCTCCAATTCCACCTGTGCTGGGGGGTAGCGATGCCCTATATTTAGCCGCAGATCCGACCTTAGGCTTAGCGACAACAGCCGCTACCCCAGGCTTAGGAGCTGCTTTAGCGGCCCTTACTGATGCAGCTTTAGAAGCCGCTGCCCTTTGTTGAGCGGCACGACCCTTCTTAGGGCCTACCTTAACGGTTTGAGCTTCGTCTCCTTGTCCAACAATCTTTGTATAACCTTCCTTCTTCATATGATCTTCGATCATTGCTTTACGGGAGGCATCTGTTCCCTTAGCCTCATAGGTATCTTTTAATCCTACGGGAGCCTCAGATTCAAATACTGGGGTCTTAGGTGGTTTAATGGTTGGGCGTTTGCGAGCTACTTCGCCAGCCGCCTTATTCATGTCAGATTCAATTGATTGAAGTTCTGCATTTGTTGGGCCGGTGGATGTGGTGGGAGGAGTAGGATTCTGTGGGGCAGCGCGAACCTTTCCAGGGCGGCCCCGTGAAGCTGCGCCTTCCCGCTCTGCTTTCATCCCAGCCTGTTCTTGAGCAATTTGTTCTTTAGTTAAACTAGACTCTGTAGGCGCAGCCTGTACTCTTAGAGGGAGCGGAGTTCCACCGCGTTTAGCTGCCTGTGCGGCCGATGCCTCTGCTTGCATTCTACCGGCGCGACCACCTCTACCTCTCTTTCTCAAGATAGCCTTGCCCCCTTCTGGTGGCTTTGGTCCTGCGCTGGCTGCATTTTCTGGGGGAGCCCCAGATGTGGGAGGAAGCTTCGCCCTTACTCTTAACTCAGCATTTTCCGTCTTAAGCCTAGTACGTTCCGCTTCCATAACTGTTCTATCGTTGCCTGCGTGGCTTGGGCTCTCCTGGGCGCGCGCGGGTGCGCGGGCATCAGGCTGCCGAGCGGTCGGTAACTTGGGCTTAGGAGGCGATGCAGGGGCCTTAGGAGGATACGTTTCTACTGCTCCAAAAGCGGTGTGTCTTACTACTGGGGGTGGAGTCTTTGCTGGTGGAGTCTTTGCTTCTACACCTAGAACCTTACCTTCTGAGGTTCGATACCCAATTAGCTTGCCCTTTCCAGCATCCTTAGGGGGCACCACGGCCGCAACCTCAGGCGGGGCTGGTGCAGTCCCAGAGGTGCGGGCCGAAGGCTGAGGTGTCTTTGCTGTAACCGCAGGCTTAGTGTTCGAGGCCCCGGCTGTCTTAGCGGAGCCCTCTTGTGGTGCAGCTTTAGGAAGATTTGCTTTGGGTGCTACTTTAGGTTTAGGTGCTACAACGACTTTAATGGGAGGTACTTTTGCACTTACTTGAGGTTTAGCGGCAGCAGGATTAGAAGGCTTTACACTCCCAATCTTTTCTGTTTCTGCCCCCTTACCCGGTCCCATTAAAATAGTTGTTCCAGAACCAATTAGTTTAGGCTTAGGACCGCTACCAAGTTGTCCCTTGCGATCCGGCACCGCGACGCGCCAAACACGTCGAACATTACGGTTTCTAAGGGCATCTCGGATCTTTAATCCTGCGACACCTACAGCGGCACCAGCGGCACCACTAAGGACTGTAGCAACCATATCTCTTGATCCACCATTTTGAGTTCCGGCGGTTGAAGTTGAAGTTCTTAGAGCGGCCGTAGATGTGGGTGCGGCTGTGGCTGCGGTTGTGGTTGCACCAGCATTTTCAGCAGGCCGAGCGGGTGAAATTTTAATATTACTTTTCGCGGGCCCGGCAGAACTTCCTGAAGTCTTGTTTGCTTTCGGAATAGTAGGAAAAACAATCGTTCCACTTTTAGGCGCAGTAGAGAAAACTCTTTTTTGGCCGTCTGAAGCTGTTTTAACTTCAGGAGATGCCGGGGGAGTACCTTTAGCTTTTGATCCAAAGATTCCGCCTGATTTGCGGCTTCTCTTAATCGCTCTGTATGCTTGTCCTTTTGATCCAAATCTTCCACTAGCCATATTTTACCTCGTTCCAAATGGTTTAAAATCTACGTTTAAACCTATAGTTATTAGCCTATCTCGCATTTTAGCTCCGGCTGTTATATTCCACGAATGAACAATAAATTTAATTTGTTCAAATCTTTTAAATTCAATCGGATCTTTTATAAGCAATTGTTCTAAATATCGAACAATTTCCATCCCACAATCTTCACGCTTAGTATTTACGTAAGTTTCACCACCAAGATCATGATCTAAATAAACACGAGTCAACACGTCTCTATAGTCCCATAAAGTGGTAATTGTTTCTTGGACAGTTCGGCACCAAATCGTACTATCCCTGTCCTCTTTAGACATCCTTTGATATGTAACGGCTGCCCGTTCGGGGCTATCATCTAAGAATAAAATCATTTTGTTGTTTTAAGCTCTGTACGATACTTTGCTTTTTTAATCTTGTTGGCGAAGGGGGTGTTATAATTTTCTCCCAAATTTTGGCGCCCCTCACTCGTCATAATTGTTGCATTTTCATTCAATGCGCTGTGTTCTGTTTGGCGCATTGGATTCCTCGTTGTCTTATCACGGTGATATTCATTGGCGGCACGATTTGGTTTAGACGCCGTATATTTATCCATGTATCTACTATGTGGTTTATATGGCATAGAAAATCGAGCAGGTTCAGGAGTTAAGTGACTATACTGTTTCTTCCAGCTTTCATCACCTACCAAACTTTGATTATTCTTGGCTTTATTTTGGTTATTAGCTTTATTTTGGTTATTAAATACTGCCATTATCTAGGTTGTCCTCCACCGCCACCCCCTTGAGCCTCCATCATCGCTTGTTGCATCTGCATTTGTTGTTGCTGTCTAAACTCGATCTGTTGTTTGTAAACATCAATTAACGCAATCACGATCTTTTGCTGCATGTCGTCTAGGTTAAAGAACGAATCTGCCTTCATCTCAGCAACCAATAGTTCGTAGAATACAAACGGATCATCTTCTGGGAATGGAATGACACGATCAAAATCACCTTGTCTAATCCATGAAAGCATTCTCTTGGCTCTAGTAATGTCAGCACCCTGAGGTACAATCTTGCTTGCCAATCCTAATTCTTCTAGAACCGCATTTCTAACTTCTGGTTGGGCAGAAGCAATATTAGGTAGGTATTGTAATACTTCAAGCATCTTTTGTTCTCTGGCTTCTTTAGATACCAAAGCGAGAGATGCTGTATCCACGCGAACCTGTACGTTGTCACTGATATCCATACCGGAGAATTTTTCAATGGTTCGGGAACTTTGCTTTTCTCTAGATAGGATCTTAAGATTTTGGACATATCTAGGGTCGTTCCGAACGTTTTTGATAACTTCTTGGAGTAAAATAGTTCCCTCGGCCTGAATTGATTCGTCCCAAGTTTGCAAAATAGACGAACGACTTGCCAACGCTTGCTTACGTAAGACATCAAGCATTACAGCACTGGTCACACCGGCCGGTCTTTGACCACGAAGAATTTCTTCGGTTCCCGCAATATTTTCCATTTCGGCAATTTGCATCGACCGCTCTTCAAGAGCCGTTCGTGGATAATCAGGGGGGAAAACAGGCTGGGGCGCATGGCCCGCAGTCAATCTTGGGTCGTATTCGAAAATACCTCCAGGCTTACCCATCCACTGATCTTCTACAACGTGTGAGCCTTTCGGAGCAATCCAGGCTGCAATAGGAACAGTTCTTCTCCACATGATAAGAGTTGTGTCAATCGCATTGACCCTCTTTAATTTGGGAAGAAGCTTAGAAATTAGAGATCTACCGTAGATACTACCAATTGCTGACTCCCAACGGAATCTAACATATGGGTGCCATCTATCGGGCCAACGAGGGTCATAGGCCCTAGCGCCTATTTCTTTAGGTGAGTCATAAATAACCTGCTCTCCTGCAATAATTACAGTGCGGCCTCGGGGCCATTTGGGGCTAGGCTTACGATCAAAGATTCGAACAATTGTATAGTCTTCCCACTGTTCTGGAGAACCAGTATAAATAGATGGGCCCGGACCTTCAACTAAATCACTTAATCGTTCCCACCACCAAATAGGAAGATTTTTAGGGTTGGTAGATCCAATATCAGAAAGACGATCTAGATACCACCCTTTTTTCTTTGTGAGCCCCATCTTTCTCTTATCTTCATATTTATCTTGAAAAGAAGAAATAGGGGTGTAATATTCCCGCATGATCCAGTCCATGTCGTCGCCATTCCACCAATGGTTTGTAGGAAGATGCATTTCAAAAGGAGAAATAACTTTAGCGGCTACATCTCCATACTGTACTTCTTGTGTATACTTAAGTTCGCCTGTTTCTTCATCTCGTACTGGAACGTCTCTCGATACAGGAATCCTAACGGGTGAACCATCTGGTCCTGTAATAAAAGAAGCCTCAGATTTTTTTGTTTCTGGAGTCGTGATCGCGCGGGGCATCGCCGGGTCATGGACAATTTCCATCCAGCATACGCCACAGTGAAGAATTATGCGGGCGATTTCTCTATGCTTTTCAGGCATATCGAGTTGTTCCCAGAGATATTCAAGTACCCATTCTGAGAGTTCTGCTCTATCTTCGTCTTCTGTTCGATTTCCTTTAGGAGTAACTCTAGGTCGAGGACGGTTTTCTGTAAGTAAAGCGACGTTGGTTTCAGTATATCGTCCCAACATATCATTAACAGGCTTAGGAATAGATTTCGTTGCCTCGTTTACGACACTCTGATTGTTGTTTCCGTCGGTCGTTAAACGTGAAATTAAAATATCATCAACATATTGACGACCCGAAGAAAATAGAATATTTTCAATCCAACCAACAGCTCTAGTCCAAAGACCGCTTTGGCGATTAGCTGCAACATTATCCGCATAACTAGTAATGGCAGTAGCTAAGGAAGGATCGCCGGATGCAATACTATCAACTAAATGAAGATGGCCTGTTTTCCAATTCTTTTGCATATTTTGTGGAGTAGTTGCTTTTTTTGAAGCCATTATTTAACTTTCATCATTGCCGTGAATCGAGCCCACATCTTCGGGGCCTCCGTCACCATTAAGAGCTGGGGTTAACATTTTAAAAATATCATCGGCCCCTCTAAAAAGGGGTTCTTCGACAGCTTTTATAATTGAATTATATGTGTAAGTATACTCCTGTTGGCGTTTTTTTTCTTCTGGAGACATTCCTGTTGGTTGAGGGAGTCTATCCGCTACCATATTACGGTAGGCTTCGGGGGCTCTCACATTCATTATACTATCTTGCAGTCGGAAATTCTGTTCTTGGAGTGCGGCCTTATCTACTCGTAGCTCGGCAACTTGCTCTCTTAAAGAGAGCATTTGATCTTTGTAAATTTCTAGAATTTCTTCGTAATCTTTCTTATTCATCGTCGTCAATCACGTACTTTTCTCTTCCGGTGATAACTTCACCATCATCATAAACTCCAAATCCACCTTCGCCTCGATTATAGTTTGAGCGATTATTAGTAGATTTTTTTAAGTCTATAGCGATATTTCGTCTTGTTTCACTACTTTTCATAATTTCAGTGAGTGTTTTTTTAATCTCTTTTTGAACATGCTGGGCAGCATCTTCAGCGCGTTCCATATCACGCCTCCAACGATTAATTACCGAATTATGTGTTGCTTCGTCGTCGTTATTTGCCATGTAAATTATCCTCCCTGGACTCCTGTTTAATTATCTGATTTTTTAATTAAAATATCAATTATACCCCAATCATTGTGATTCTGGAATTTGCAGCAATATTGCCCCCGGCAAAGAAGAATCGGATTTTTGTTACAACAGACGTATTAATCCACGTTCCACCAACCATTGTAACTGTAGATAATGACGACGACTCGGAAATTGCACTATAAGCCGATAAGGAAGTGTTTATTGCGGGATCAGAATACCCAGACACTACAACGTGGCCGCTTCCAAAAGAATTAGATGTTGCTGTTCCACCCAGACCCTCAGGAAAAATAAATTCGGTGCCAGCATTAGCTAATGTTGCTGCGGGCGCTGCTCCTTGATCTGCTAATAATCTAACGCGATGGTAATTAGACCCCGTATCATCATTCATTTGTAATCTAATTGTGTCGCTTGTTGCAGATATAGTAGACCTAAGAGCATATTTAAATTCTAAGAAATTGGCCGTAGCTGGGATGTTATCAAACACAATTTCTGAAGCATCCCCGGTTAAGTGAGCATCTACTTGAAACTTAGGAATCGAAGTAGATAATAGGTTGGCTACGGGCTGTCCTGAAAGGTTTGTACTAACATAGAAATCATCACTACTAAAATTTAATGTATTACTAGTGTGTGAATTAGTTCCATCAGTAAACGTAACAGAACCGGGAACATTATCCCCGATTACATTTCCGTCTACTATTAAATTTCCCTTAACTTTCATGATACATGTACCCTTCTTGGTTCATATGTTACTTCTAAACTTATAAGTGGAGCAGATTGACCACCCCCAGGAATGTCATTTCCTCTAAACGCAAGTACGGTGTTTGTTGCGAAGTGATCCGCAGAATCCATAACAAATCCCACTACGTTATCTCTATTATTTTTATACTGTGCGGAGTTTACCCATTCTTGTAGAATTTGAGTTACATCAAAGTATACTGTCCCTTGCGCTCCGGC